GAAAGTGGTATGTTTGGAATAAAGTTAATTGGGAGTTAGATAGTTATTTTAAAGTTGAAAATTTATACAGAAGTGTTTTAAAAAGATTTCAGAATGCTATTCCAGATATAAAACTTCCTGATGAAGTAGATACTAAGAAAGCTAAAGAAAAGGCTAAAGCTTTTGTTTTAAGAAGCGAAACAGACGGAAAAATAAAAGCTACTATTAATCAAGCTAAAACTTTTAAAGGGATAAATTTTATGGATAGTGATAAAGATGATTATTTATTCAATACTCCAAAATCAACTATAAATTTAAGTGATTTAAGTGAAAAAGAACATGACAGGAGAGATTTAATTACTCAATGTGGTGGCTACAGTTTTAATAAAGAAAATTCAAGTTGTCCTAATTGGTTAGCTTTTTTAGATAAAATTTTCTTAGGAAATAAAGAAATAATTAGATATGTTCAAAAGGCTGTTGGATATTCCTTAACTGGAGATACTACAGGTCAATGTTTATTCATGCTTTGGGGTGGAGGAGCAAATGGTAAATCAACATTTATAAGAGCAATAGAAGATATTATGGGAAGTTACGCAGTAACATTAAATGGAGAATCTTTAATGGAAGGAAAGGGAGGAAATCCTGATGTTCCTAGAGGAGATTTAGCAGTATTAAAAAATAAAAGAGTTGCTATTGCTTCGGAATTACAGGAAGGACAAGTTTTTAATGAACCTTTATTAAAAAGATTAACCGTCGGTGAAAAAGTAATGGTTAGATGTTTATTTCAAGAACAATTTCCTTTATATAACAAAGCAAAATTATGGATTATGACAAATAAAAAGCCAACCGTAAAAGGGAATGATATAGGGATATGGAGAAGATGGAGATTAATACCTTTTAAATATCATTTTACAGATTCTGAAAAAGACCCTTATTTTTACGAGGAAAAAATAATTCCTGAATTAGAAGCAATTCTCATGTGGGCCATTACTGGTTATCAAATGTGGAGAGAGGAAGGTTTAAATATTCCTTCAGAAATTGAAGAAGCAGTTGAAGATTATAAGATGGATATGGACCAGGTAGCAAGATTTATAGAAGATAAATGTGAAGTTGGAGAAGGTTTAGAATGTAGAGCAGGAGATTTATATAAAGAATATAAAGAATGGTGTACTGATGAAGGAGAAAGTTATGTAATGAGCAACTGTAAATTTGCTAGAGATTTAAAAGAAAAAGGTTTTGAAAAAGGGAAAAGAGATAACCGAGGAAATAGATGGATAGGGATAAGAAATGATTATTTTAAATAAGTTAGTGTAGAGTTGGTGTAGAGTTAGTGCATAGTTAATTTAAAACCATACACAAGTTATAAATGGCACTATTACTATATTTATAATACTTTTATTTTTATTAGTGTATAGTAGTGTATAGTTAAAATATTAAATTAATTAAATATACATATATTTTTTATATATAGAGCTTTTGAAAACAAACTATGCACTTACACTAAAAAGGTTTTAAAGTGGCTTTATCACTTGCTTTAGATAGGTTTTAAACTATGCACGAACTATACAAACTATACATAGGAGGAAGTATGGAAGATGAAGAATATCTAAAACTTAAATATAACTATTATCTTAAGAGAATTAAAAAAGCTGATAGTTATCTTAGAAATTGTAGTAAAGAAAATTATAAAAAGTATTATCCGAAAGCTATAGATCTAATAAATAAAATAGATGAAATTATAGCAGCACTTAAAAAATTAAATATTGAATTTGATGTAGAAAAGGAATTTGAAATATGAAAATAGATTTTAGACAAGTTTATATAGATAGATTAATTGAAATAGAAAACCAAATTAGAAAAATGAGAAAATTAAATAATTGGACAGACTATGGAAAACTAAAAGAAGAAAAAATAAAAATTAAAGAGATACTAAGGGGGAATTAGATTTATGAGTAATATAGAAAGTTTAGAAAAATTCTTAAAAGATTATAGCTGCATTGATTGTAAGATAAGAAATTTAGAACTAGAGATTGAAGAGTTTGAAAGTACTTTAATAACTGGAGTAGATACTAGCAGAGAAGCAATAAGTAAAACATAAAAAATAAGTTCAACTGTAGAAGATTCTACTATAAGGAAAGAAAAATTAGAGAAGGAATTAAATCATTTAAGATTTATGAAAAAGAAAATGGATAATGTTCAATCTTGTTTAAATGAAAAAGAAAAAACATTATTAAATATTTTCATGGGTATAAGTTGTAATTCTGGAGCAGCTATTAAGTACAATGTTACGGAACAAACTATATGTACTTGGAAAAGAAAGCTTCTTATTAAAATAAGTAATCTTGTGTATTTTAAAGAATCATTAAAGATTTCTTAAAATAAATTAAAAACGTTTAACCAATATTTAAAGCTAAATGTTATTATAGTAGTATCAAGAAAAGCACTTAGGAATTAATTAAAAGTTCCAGGTGCTTTTTTATTTTGTACGGAAAGGAGCTATTAAAATGATTAAAACAGTTTGTGAAACTATTTATTATAAGAAACCTAAGGAAAAGTTTAGATTAATTAAGCAGCTAAAATCTAAAGGTGAGATTACTGACTGTAACGGCTTTTTAATAGTTCAATATTATAAAGGGATTAGAGTTTTATAGGGAAGGAGGTGAGAATATGGGAATAAGCAATAAAGGTGGTAGACCATTAAAGTTTAAAAGTCCAGAAGAGTTACAAAATAAAATTGATGCTTATTATGAATGGGCTAAAGAAAATAAGAAACATATTACTATAACGGGCTTAGCTTGGTTTTTAGATACTAATAGGCAAACATTGCTTAGGTATGAAGAAGATGATAGCGAACTGTTAAAGAGTGTTAGTGAAGATGTGAGACAAGCATTTCGTGACACGGTAAAAAGGGCTAAAGCTAGAATAGAAATGGAATATGAAGAAAGCTTATATAATAAGAATAGTGCTGTTGGAGCTATATTTACTCTTAAAAATAACTATAATTATGTAGATAAGCAGGAAGTTGCACAGAAAGTAGAGAACATTGAGGTTAAATTAGGTGATTAATATCAATGTATAATATCTGTATAAACTATGTATAAAAGCTTAATTATTGTATTATTATTCATAATAATATGTATAATGTAAAAATATTTAGCGAAGTTGTAAAAGTGAAATAAGGTTAATTATGCTTAAAGTGTTGGTATAACTAGCTTTAATGGTAATTAGCATTATCTTTTATGATTTCGCTAAATTTTGATTTAGCGAAGTTATTCAAGTAAATAGTTTTAATAAATAAAAATTAAAATAAGATGTAAAAAGTATTATTAATAATAAAATGATATATAAAGCTTAAATATAAGATGAAAATAAATGTAAACCTACAAATAAATTAGGATGGGGGGGGTACCCTTCTATTTGCGAGCTGACCCATGGTTCACTAATCAAATTTATTTTTTTTCAAAACAAAGGCCAAAAAGAAAGGAGTGGTAAATTTGAAGTTTACTATTTCAAAGAAATGCTTTAATAAATCTTATTTGCCACAACTTGAAAACTATAATATAAGATACAATGTTTATTATGGTGGTGCTGGTTCTGGTAAATCTCATTTTGTAGTGCAAAAAATGATTTATAAATATCTTAAATATCCAGGAAGAAAAGGATTAGTAGTAAGAAAAGTTTCTAACACTTTAAGAGAATCTATTTTTGCTTTATTTAAAAGTGTTCTTGGAGATTGGAAGTTATATGAACAATGTAAAGTTAATAAAACAGATATGACTATTGAGTTACCTAACGGGAGTTCTTTTATTTTTAAAGGTATTGATGATCCTGAAAAAATTAAATCTATAGCAAATATAGATGATATCATCGTCGAAGAAGCAACTGAAGTAGATGAATTTGATTTTGACCAGCTAGATTTAAGACTTAGAAGTCAAAATGGTTTATTACAAGTCCATGTCATGTTCAACCCAGTAAGTAAAGCAAATTGGGTTTATAAAAGATGGTTTAAAGATGGATATGATAGCAAAGATACTGTTGTACTTCATACAACTTATGAGGATAATCAATTCTTGCCACAAAGTTATGTTGATGCTCTTTTAAAAATGAAAAAAACTAATCCAGTTTATTTTAGAATTTATGCTTTAGGAGAATTTGCTACTTTAGATAAATTAGTATATACCAATTGGGAAGAAAAATATTTCGATTATAGAGAAGTATTGGCCAATAATAAAAATGCTAAAGCTATATTTGGACTAGACTTTGGATATACCAATGACCCTACTGCGTTTGTAGCTTCAATTATTGATAGTGTAGATAAGGTAATTTGGATTTTCGAAGAATTCCAAGAAAAAGGTCTTACTAATAAAGATATAGCAGAAAGAATTATAGATAGAGGTTTCAGAAAAGAAGTTATAACTTGTGATAGTGCAGAACCAAAATCTATTGATGAATTAAAACTTAATGGCCTTGATAGAGTTCGACCTGCAATAAAAGGCCCTGATTCTATCCTTAATGGAATTCAGCTTATACAACAATATAAAATTTATGTTCATCCTAATTGCAAAGAAATAATTGAAGAATTTAAAAATTATACATGGATTAAAGATAAAAAAACTGGTGAGTACATTAATAAACCTATAGATAAATATAACCATGGACTTGATGCTTTTAGGTACTCTATTTCAACTGAAATAAAAGGTTATATACCTAAAATTGAATTTTTAGATAGAAGATTACTTGGTATATAAGGGGGTGATTACTTTGGATACTCAATTAAAAGAAAAAATTCTACTTGGAGAAATTGATTTAGAT